AGAAAAACGGCCTCTACAAACTCGGTTACAAACAACATACCCGTACCGATGCGGAAGGCTATATCGAGAAACTGCACATCACCCCCGCCAATGCCCATGAGTGCAAACACCTGTCGCCGTTGTTGGAAGGTCTGCCCAAAGGTACGACCGTCTATGCCGACAAAGGCTATGACAGTGCGGAAAACCGGCAACATCTGAAAGAACATCAGCTGCAGGACGGCATTATGCGCAAAGCCTGCCGCAACCGTCCGCTGACGGAAACGCAAACCAAACGCAACCGGTATTTGTCGAAGACCCGTTATGTGGTTGAACAAAGCTTCGGTACGCTGCACCGTAAATTCCGCTACGCTCGGGCAGCCTATTTCGGACTGATTTGCGCCCGCTGCCGCCTAAAAGGCAGCCCGGATGCCTGATTATCGGGTATCCGGGGAGGATTAAGGGGGTATTTGGGTAAAATTAGGAGGTATTTGGGGAGAAAACAGCTGAAAACCTGTGTTTGGGTTTCGGCTGTCGGGAGGGAAAGGAATTTTGCAAAGGTCTCAGAGTGAGTTTATTTTGGGGCGGCGGCAGGTCGGGGGCAAGCGGCGTGGGGCTTGGTTGTGGTTTTTAGGTTTTTGGGGGTAAAAAATGCCGTCTGAACTTTTCAGACGGCGTTTGTTTTTTCTATCCAATCGAGGAACTGCCGCCATTTTTCCAGCGGCATATCGGCCCGACGGGTTTCGGTATCGGGTTCGGCTTCCCAGCGGCCTACCTGTATGTAGTGCTTCACCCCGACGATTTGCGCCAACTCGGCCTGTGTCAGTTTGCAGCGGTTGCGAAGGGTGCGGAGGTTGTAAGGCGTGTAGCCGAGTTCCATGTCGTTGCGGTTTATTTTGTTTCGCATATTTTTTTGACTGCCCGGCGGCAGGTTTCGGTAAGGATGGCGGCAAATCGGGCTTCGTCTGCCGGTTTGCCGTCGAAAAAAATAAAATCGTAAAGGGTGATGCCGTTTTCGGAATGGCGGTAATGCCTGCCCGGGCATTCGCCGTCTGTCTGCCTGTGGATTTTGGCAATCAGGCGGGGATAGCGGCAATGGGTAATGAAACGGCTTGCGCCGTCTTGCCCGATAATCCATTCGGGGTAGCGGTTGAATAGTGCGGCTCTGTTCATTTTGTTCGTGGGATAAAGCCCCTCGCGGGGCTTGTGGTCAGGCAAATTTGAATATCAGTGCCAACACGGCGGCGATGGCGGTAACCAGCCCGGTGGCCGCTATCATGGGATACCAGCGGGACTCTTGGGCTATTTTTACGGATTCGGCGTTGATTTTGTGCGCGTCGGCAATGATTTTGGCGATTTCGGCATCTATTTTTCTCAGACTGGAGTGTTTCATTTCTTGTTCGATTATGTTCATCGTACTTCCTTTCGTTTTTGGCGGTTGCCGCCGCTTGTCGGATGGTAGGATGTCTGCCATGTGTATATATTGATACCTTTTAGGTTTTATTGCAAGTGTTTTGGGCGGCGGCTTCGTATGCTTGGCGGTGGCGGCGGCTGTACCATTCGGCGAGTTCGCGCCGCTCTTGGAGGCGGTAGCTGTCGGCGGTCAGGTAGTGGTGCAGGCTTGAGAAGCCGGCGCGTTGGAGGGCGGCGCGGCTGATGTGGCCGAGGGCGAGGTCTGTTGTGAGGGTGTCTTTTCCGGCGGTCAGGCTGATGTTGGTGAAGAGGTGGCGGAATCCGTGCATTGTGTGTTTGGATTTGCCGGGGGTGCTGCCGTCATAGCCCAGTCGTCGGATGGCGTTGTGGGCGAATTTGATGCTGATGTGGTCGGGATGGGGGGCGGGTTTGCGCCGTGGGCGGATGCCGGGGAAAAGGTGGATGTTGTCGCCGGTCTGTGTGTGCAGCTCTCGGAGTATTTCTACCGCCCAGTCCGACAGTAGGACGGTAAAGGGGTGTTTGGTCTTCATGTCGGCGGCGGGGATGTGCCATAACCGGGCGGTGAGGTCGATGTCTTGCCAGCGGGCGGAAAGCAGTGCGGACGGACGGGATGACTTCCCCGGTTTCCCCATCAATCCGCGCCGCCTCGATTTTTCCGTTGGCGCGCAGCATTTCCACCGCCTGCCGCACCGACATCAACCGCTTGCCGTTGCGCCTCATCGCCTCCACCAAAACCGCCGAAATCAATTTGGCTTCTTCCGGTTTAAGCTCCGTCTTGCCCGCATCGCTGCGCCGTTTGCGCGTCGGCTTGACGCTGACCGCCTCCAGCTTGCGGTATAGCGTGGCAAGGCTGATGCCCAATTCCTGCGCCTGCTGCTTAAGATATGCAGAGCGTGCGCCGCGTTCCATTGCTTCCGCCTGATTCTCGACTGCCTTAAGACGCTCAATCATTGCCGGATTCATCGCCTTCTCCCGTTTCACCGCCCAACCATTCCGGCACATTGTCTGTCGGTGCTTCAGTCGGCAGGGCATAGCTTTCGCGCAGTTGCTCGCAGTCCAAAATAATTTGATTGAGCGTGCCGACCATCTTTGCCTGATGGCTGATCCCGTGTGCCTCACTGTGCGCATTAAGTTGGTCGAACAAATCTTTCAGACGGCTCACTTGACTGCGGATACCGACCTCAAGGCTTGTTAACTGCATCGCCAACTCGCTGCCTACGTCTTCCGCCTTCGGCTCTCTGACAACGGTTTGCTTCTTAGCCAGCTTCTCGGCCAGCTCATCAATTTTGGCTGTTTTGGTTTTCATCACTTCGTCTTTGGCGGCGAGGTTTTCGCGGCTTTCGCGCAGGGCGACGCGCAGCTCGCGCACCGTCATTCGGTCCACATCGTCAAAGGTCATGCCGTTGACTTCTTCCCCTTCGGCCAAACCCACCAGCGTAACGTCTTCTTCGACCAGCAGCTCAAGCAGCTTCGACTTGCCCAAATCCATCAGCTTCGGCGCGGCTTTCTGCATTTGCGGGGTCGCAAAGCGGCGAGTGGCTGACATCAGACGTGATGTTTCTGCGATACCCAGCCCAAATTGGCTTTTCACAATTTCCATAAACCGTCCGTGTTCCGTATGCTCTTTTAAAATAATCAGCGCACGTCCCAGTTCGAACATGCCTTCCATCGTCTGCCGTACTGCTTGACGACCGCGTTCAACCCAACGCTCTTCGCTATAAGTCTCGCCGTTACCCCACTGCTCCATCACCAGCACACTGCGCATCGCTGCCTGATTGCTTACTTTGTCGGTTGCGATAATTTCAATTTCTGTATTCATTTTTTATCTCCAAAGTTTCCGACGTCGGAAACTTTCAAAATCCGTTAATCCACATCGACCCGCTTGCCGATTTCGGCAATCTTGCTTTGCAGCCGTTCATGCTGCTGCCTGAACCGCTCTGCGATTTGCAGGGTTTTGATGCCGTAGGCGTAGTTGCCGTTTTCAAGTTTGATGACCAATCCCGAGGCAACCAAATCATCAATATCCCTGCTGACTTGCGATGGCGTCAGCCCCAGTCCGACCGATAAATCCTTATTGCTCAGACCGATAATCGGATGCTCGTCAAGCGCGATAAAGACCCTCAATAGCCGTTGTACCCTTTTACTTTCTGCCATCCGCATCCTCCTTATTTCAGTCCCAGCTTCTTGGCAATTTCGTGCCCCTTGCCGTAATTGCCTTTGCGCTGTCCGCCGATCACCAGATACACATCGCGCGGCTTAAAGCCGTTCTCTCTTGCCCACTGCGCCAGCGTCTGGCCGTTTTTGGCAAAATTTTCTTTCAATTCGTCTGCCGTAAGCATTTCTTTGGCCTGTACGCGGGAAAATTTCAGTATCCGTCCGTACGGTTGGTTAATACACTCATGATTAATCATCGCTTTTCTCCTTCATCCCCAGCAAAACCGCCGCTTCGTGGCTTTTGCCAAAATTGCCTTTCAGCTTGCCGCGCAAGAGGTGCTCCACCGTGGTGCGCTCCAGATTGAAATATTTCGCCCAATGCGCCTTGCACACCCCGTTGCGCTTAAACCACCCGGCCGCGCTCTCGCGCGTTTGCGGATAGGAAATAGGCTTGAAATTCAAAGGTTTTTCCATATTATTTATGCCTTTCGTGTGATATAATGTGTTTGTTTTTAGGTCTCTTTGCACGATAAACATCCGGTCTGTTGTGCAGCAGCAGGGTCTTGGCTTGTTTTAAAGTAAACAAGCTTTTTCTCGTAGCTGGGTGTATGTGATCCATCATGAGCTGTCGCGCATGAGCCTTCAAAGTGTTCATTTTTTCGTCCTTTCTCGTGATGATTTAGGGTGTTTGTGTTTCGATGTGGAAATTATAGGAAGAATTCTTCCTATTTTGCAAGGAATATTTATGAATAACTCTTCCTTTTTTGGCAACCGATTGAAAGAAGAAAGAAAAAAATTAAAAATGACTCAAGCTGAAATCGCTGAAAAATGTGGGGTTTCAGGAAGAATGTGGGGGGATTATGAACGTGGCATCAGCCAGCCAAAAGCGGAACTTTTCTTCCAATTTGAAAAGGTGGGTATAGACGTTCAATACGTCATGCACGGCAGACGCGGCGAAACAGCGGTCATGCCGTCTGAAACCCTGAACGCCGAAGAACAAGAACTGCTGGTCTTGTTCCGCGAGGCGGCAGCTGCCGACCGTGAAATGATTCTGATGGTTGCGCGCAGGGCAGAGAAAAAAGCCCAAACTGCGCTTGGTAAAGTGAGTAATGGATAAAATGGATCAATTCGAATTGTGCCAAAAAGAACATGTCAATCCATTTGCCTTGTCAAAGCAATATCTATTGGTTGTAACATTCGTCAAATCCAGCAGTAAAAATTTTCAGGCAGCATTACTTTGGGCAAGAAGTGCCAAATTATTTGAGAATCTTGAGATTGGAAAAGAAACCATCTATTGCTGCGCTTTCGATAAAACAGCAGAACAGGCTGGGATGGCCGGGGTATTTTTGAATTATATTGAAAATTGGAATGGCAAACAGATTTACATCAATGGCCGAATCCATAGTGGCAGTATTTATGATTTGTTAGGGGTTTTAGACTGCTATCAAAAATCACAGTCCTGTCCCAACCCTAAAAGCCACTGTTGCTTTGTTTCAGACGACATTTTTCTATGGCATGGATCAAGACCAACGTTTGAAATCAGTCTTGATCTAACTGGAAAGAAAAAAGAAACATCCTCTGCAAAGAAATTTGTGATGCCTTGTATTAATTTCCGTCACCATAGGATTGAAAAAGAAACCTACTTAGGAAATTGGAATGAACAAATTGCCGCATTGGCAGTAAAACAAAATATAGATTGGTGTCCAAGTTTTGATATTGAGAATTTTAGACAGTATGAATAATTACTATCTATATAGGAATTGCAGCAGCGATGTGTTATGGGTCAAACGTATCCAACGCCAAATCGACGGCAGCCTACTCTTGATTTCTGACAATTCAACCTATCCACCCATGCCCTTGGCACTGGCGGAACACCCCGATATTCAAATCATCGGGCAGGTAGTGCAGGTATCAAAAGACTTGAACTAGACACAATCAAAAAGGGAAATAGAATGAAAATACTCGCTTTATTAATTGCCGCTACCTGTGCTTTATCTGCGTGTGGCAGCCAATCTGAAGAACAACCGGCATCTGCACAACCCCAAGAGCAGGCACAATCCGAATTAAAAACCATGCCGGTAAGCTATACCGACTATCAATCAGCAGCCAATAAAGGGCTGAATGACCAAAAAACCGGTCTGACCCTTCCTGAACATGTTGTCCCTATCGACAATGCGGAAGGAAAGAATCTGCTGCATGACTTTTCAGACGGCCTCACAATCTTAACCGTTGATACCGATAAAGCCGACAAAATTACTGCTGTCCGAGTAGTCTGGAATACAGATGCAATGCCTCAAAAAGCGGAAAAACTGTCCAAAGCTGCCGCAGCCTTGATTGCGGCAACCGCTCCGGAAGACCGCACAATGCTGCGTGATACCGGCGACCAAATCGAAATGGCGATTGACAGCCATAATGCGCAAAAAGAGCCAACCCGAGAATGGGCGCGTGGTGGGATTGCTTATAAAGTCACTGTTACCAATTTACCGAGCGTGGTTTTGACGGCAAAAGCTGAGTAAATCTATTAAGTAGAAAAAATAGAAAGGGAAATGATGATTGAGAAAAGTATTTCTATTGTAGATGGAAAGGAATACTCCGTTTTTGCTGTATCACACGAGTTTCGTTATACCTTTGATGAGCCTATTTTAGTCGCTGACTTGATTAGTTCTCTAAAAGCTTATGAAACACTGACAAGTAGTTATCTTCCAGCAATTTTGAATCAGCTGTTTGATGTCAAAATCCAAAAAATCAAAGTAGCTGTATCTGAAATTGAAAGAGGATCTTTCCTTGAAAAACTGATTTTCAATTTATTCTTCAAAGATGAAGATGCTTATAATGAATTTTGTCTTAAAATACGAAAATTTCTAGGAACAGAAAATCAGGACGGAAGTATTAATATGTCCAAAATCATTATGTTTGCAATGACTACACTTTTAGGGGTAGGTGCTGGTTATCTCTTGTTTAAAAACCCGCCACAAGAGAAGCAGGCAATAACCAACAACATCGTTACCGTCATTAATGCTGATAGTTCTGTCGCACTGGATGGTGAACATTTGGTTTCAGTGGTAAAAGAAGTAACAGGAAGCAGCAAGCAAAAAACTGCAGAAAATGTGGCAAAAGTATATGCTCCAGCAAGTAAAAATAATGGCAGTATTACCCTTGGGACAGATGATGTTCGGATTGAACCTGTTGCACAACAAACTGTAGCAACTTTGCCTAAAGATGTGGACTTACGTGATACGCCATTGACTGAAGATTACACCGATATTGATGTGCAAATTCGTGCTACTGACCGTGATAAAAATTCAGGGTGGTATGCAGTCATAGACCAAATTGTTCCATCACGTGTTCGATTAGAACTGCCTGAAGATATTGATTTGAATAGGCTGGCTAACAATGCTACTATCCGTGCAAATGTAACAGTTGAGTTTGACTTAAAGCAAAATGGCTCTCGTAAGCCTAAAAAAATCATCCTCACATCTCTCTCTACTGATTAAGTTTTAACCCGTATTAAAGGCTTAGTCAGACGGCCTTTCCTACAATCCCTGTATTGATTTTTAATTCAATACAGGGATTTTTCCATGTCAGACAAGTTCAACCAATTCATCAACCGCGTCCTCTCTCACGAGGGTGGTTACGCCAACCATCCCAAAGACCCCGGCGGCGAAACCAATTGGGGCATCACTAAGCGCACCGCACAGGCAAACGGCTACAACGGCTCCATGCGTGCCATGACGCGTGAACAGGCAATCAGCATTTACCGTAAAGCGTTTTGGGAGCGTTACCGCGCCGACCAAATGCCGGAAGCGGTCGCGTTCCAATTTTTTGATGCCTGCGTCAACCACGGTTACGGCAATGCCGCCCGTATGCTGCAACGCGCCGCAGGCGTACCGGACGACGGCGTTATCGGAGCAGTCAGCCTCAAAGCCATCAATTCCCTTCCCGAAAACGACCTTTTATTGCGGTTCAACGCCGAGCGTCTGGTCTTTTATACCAAGCTCGGTACGTTCACCTCTTTCGGCAAGGGCTGGGTACGCCGTGTGGCGCAAAACCTGATTCACGCGTCTGCAGATAACACTGATTAAAGGGAGATAAACCATGTCAAAAAAGTCACTCATCGCCCTAATGACCGCAGCCATGCAGCCCGATTTCAGCCACAGCGACCTAGGCATTCGCTACGCCATGCCGACTCAGGGATGTTGGACGCAAGCCCACCGCAAGAGCGGGGTAGCCGCCGCGAAACGCGCAGCCAAAAAAAAGCGTCACAAATAACCGCCTTTTTCCGATGGCTGGGCGGCTTGGTCTCTAATCCGGCCACAGGAAAAATCAGCCATACCAAACTATGGGCAAACGTCGCCGCAGCCGCCATGACTTGGAAGTTCGTGCAGGCGGCGGACGCGCCCGAATGGCTCTAGTGGGCTTATGGCGCATTGGTCGGCGGGTATGCATTAATCAAACGCGGCATCGCGGCGATTCCGCAGTTGGCAGAAATCAAAAAATCCGCAAATCAGGAAGGGGGGCGGCAATGATTGAATTTGTCCGAGCCAAAAAACGGCTGCTTTGGGCATTTGTGCTTTTGCTTGTGTGGACGTGCGGTTACCGATACGCCGCCGACAAGGCCGAAGCGAAACAAACCGCCCTGATTGCCACCTATCGGCATTCTTCTATGGTTGCGGCGGAACAATATGCCTTGCAGCTTAAAAAAGCGCAGGACGAAAGGCAGCGGTGGTACGACTTTTCCCAAAAACAAGGAAGAAAGCCCGTGAAAAAACAGTATCCGCCGCAAACGAAAAAAGCCGGCTATCTGAAAACCAAGGAAGAACTGCTTGCGGAATTGGCTTGCCTTAAAGCGGAAATGGCTGCCCTAAAAAAGCTCGATGCCTTAATCTATGGGAAAGAAGTGCGGTAGAAAGAACGCAACTCGTCGCAGGGTTAAGGCAATGCCATCCGTTGAACTGCTGTTGGTGATTGTCGGACTGCCACGCGGCACCTTCTATTACCAATTGGTTGTCCAATCGGCAGAAGACAAATATGCCGATTTGAAACGGCATATCCATGATATTTATCAAAAGCAGTTGAAAGACAACGGTCTGGTTCAGAGTATGTCCCGCAAGGGAAACTGCTTGGACAATGCGGCAATGGAAAGTTTCTTCGGAACGTTGAAATCGGAATGTTTCCATACGTGCAAATATGATTCCGTTACCGAATTGGAAGCTGTACTGCACGAATATATCCGTTACTACAACAACGATAGAATCAAGTTGAAATTAAAAGGACTGAGCCCTGTTCAGTACAGAATTCAGTCCCTGAAAGCCGCTTGATTAAACTGTCCAACTTTTGGGGGTCAGTTAATATCGGTTCCACCAATAGTCGTCAGGGTTGTAGTTGGGGGTCTGCCTGTATGCCTATGCCGATAAGCTGAGCACCTTTGAGGGTGGTATCCCCGCCGCTTCGGATGGTGGTTTGTCCGGCCGTACTGCCGACATGGGTGTGGCGGTGGGTTGCTTTTGTCTGATTGCTGTGGTGGCTTGTTGAAAAAAAGATAGTGTATTTCACGGTCAAATAACTTTACATTTCTTGAAGTTGCAAGAATGCGCACCCCGACTTTTTCGGGATGTTTGTTTCGTTTTGAATGGATTTGATGTTTTAATTTATACTTTATTTTCAATAAATTGAAAATCACCGGCGAAAGCCCAGTTTAATTTTTTATTTATATCTTTCCACTTGGAAATCTTGGCCGTTTTGCAAAATCGTAAACGCTATTACCGCCAGTTTCCGCATGATGGCAATTAATATCAATTTTATATGCTTCCCTTTATTTTTCAGACGCCCTACAAATTCAGGGAAGGCATTACAACGATATGCAACAAGTGCAGGCATATAAAGGCTTTTCCTTATTTCCGAACTTCCTATTTTTGATATTCTGCTTTTTCCGTTCACGCTTGTTCCTGATTGAAATTTTCTAGGGTCTAGGCCTAGATAAGCCGTGAACTGTCTTGCATTTTTAAATTCATGTCTTTTATAGGTTGATAGCAATACTGCTGTCGCTTGCTCGCCTATGCCTGTTATTGTTTTCAGCCTTTTGCGTAGATTGTTATAACTTGGATTGTCTTTGTAGAACTGGAGTAATTGCTTTTTGACTATCTGTATTTGTGCTGTCAGGTTTGAAATAGTTGTTTGAATATGGGATTTGATATAGTCGGGTGCTTCGTGTTGTTTAGCTTTTTCTGTTGCGCGTTGCTGTTTCAGATAGTCTAAATATCGGGCGATTTCCTGTAATTGCTTCTGTTCTTTTGTCGGCGGTTTCCATGCTTTTAATTTGTGCTTTCGGTCTTGGCAATATTGGGCTATCAACTTTGCGTCTTGTGTATCTGTTTTTGATCGTTGTAGTTCTGCTATCGCATATCCTTTTATCTTTCGTGGATTCTCTACGGTAATTGTATATCTTGAATAAAGATATTCGGCTAATGCTTCGTAATATGTGCCTGTTGCTTCGCACACGCAATGGAGCTTATCGTTTACTTTATGACTTTGTAGCCAATTTATTAATTGTTCAAATCCTCCTTTGTTGTTCTGAAACTTCTTTTGATAATTTTGACCGTCTACAATCAAACAGCAATCTATTGTGAGCTTTGAAACGTCTATTCCTAAGTACATGGTTTAACCTTATTAATTCGGGCTTTTTGCCCTAGATAGTGTTCAAACTTAAGATGTACGAAAGCCCACGCTTCTATCTTTCTTACAAGCTGTACGCTTTGGCCGTACTTTCGAAGTCGTGGGCTTTACTTGGTGTTTCGTCAAACGCCAAGCCCTCAATGGGCTGATTTACTCATTCAGGGCTTGAAGCTTATCGCCTTTGCCGTATCTGATTTTATTGGGGTCGCAGGTTTTGGTAAAGGTTTCTGTTGCGACCCGAATGTCTGATTTTTTTTGGGCGTATCTCAGTCTGGAATCACTCCGTTCGGGGGTTTCCGGTATTGAAAAACAGTTCATAAAAAAGGAAAAGGGGGTATTCATAAAGATTGGGTAAAAAGCGCGCCCAATCTTTACAAAGCTTCCCCCTTTTCCTTTTTTCTGCCCTATTTTCCTGCACCTACAACCCCCGAACGAAGCGATTCCAGACTGAGACACTTTAAAAAAAACAGCCATTCTAGCAATTAACCCCCTTCACTCAGCTCAAGCCATCCTGAGGGGTAGGGATTGAACTTTCTGCTTTACGACTCCGCCGCCAATTCCTTCAAACGGTTTTCCGCGCTCTTCAGTTGTCGTACATGAGATTTTGCTACGGCTTTCCGCCCATTACGAGAACTTGCGGCTTGTCCGCTTTCGCGGACTGTTCCACCTGTTCCGTCCTTTGCTGTTCGTCCTTATAAGGATTGAAAGGCAACCCGTTTTTCACATATTCTTTACACATTATCTTTGTTATTTCTTTCAAGGGTGTTCCTTGATTTGAATAGCATGTGCAATCTGATTTTCCGCCGTCTATACATCCGGCGATTTGCTCAAAGGTTTTTACTTGTCGGACTGTGTTATAAATAGGCTTGCTTTCGGGCTTTTCGGGTAAAGTCGGCACAAAGTCTTCAGGTTTCAAATTGTCTGAATTTTTTAAAGGCATTTCCTCTGATGATGCAGGCTGCTCCGTCATCGTCTGCACAACGCTTTCTTTTTGCGCTTCCTGCTCAATCCGGCTGTCTGTGGCTTTGCTGTAAACTTTAAAAATGCCGTAACTTTTCCAGCCTACAAACCCTACAATCGCAATCAACGCCCAAACCGCCCAAGGTACTTTTTTCTTGAACTTTTGGTGCTGGCTTGCTGATTTATAGTATTTAAAGGCTTCTTTCGGCGGTTTCCAACTTGCGACTTCTACGCCGCTTACGCCTGCGGGATTGTCCAACGAGGTTACGCATTTATACCAATAATACTGTTTCATTCCGATTGCCTTGCGTTCAAGGTGTACATGCTTTGAAACAAGGTTGCGGACGAATATATCAAGTTGGCTCGGGTGCTGCGTCATCAAAATAACGGTATGCCCGTGATGGCGGAGTTCTGTCAGTTCCTGAATATAAGGCGGAACGGGACGGCCTGCCGCGCGTACCGGATAAGTGTAGTGCGCTTCGTCAACAATCAGCACTGCGCCTTCCGGTATGACATCACGAAGCGGGGCGGACATGATTTGCTCTTCCGTCAGTTCGTGGGCTTTAAACTGCCGTTTATCCAATCCGTCGATATGGCAGAAATAAAGCGGTCTGTCTACCTCTGTGCCGTCTTCCAATTTCATTTTGAACAATCCGTCTTCGTTGTTCAAAATCATAGAGACGACGCGGGAGGTTTTGCCTGTCCCCATGTTTCCTGTAAACAGATAAATCATGCTTCTACCTCATCCTGGAAAGACAAACGTCAGTTTTTTGAATGCGTGCATACCAATGAAGAACGAGAATGCGCCGAACAGGTAGCCCAACCCCTGACCGAATCCCGAAATTAAAAGAAGGTTCAGTATGTCGGAAGGCATGGAATTGATCGCATTTGACGTGTAGTCTTTGAACTTTTCCAGCGCGATGAGATACCCGGCATAGGTTACAAATGTCAGACCTGTTGCAAGGATTATTCTGACAATCAGCATTTTCAGAAGTATGCCTAAAAGTGGAATCAGACCGGCAAGTAATGGCATTTATTTCCCCTTCAACGAACCGAAAACGACAAAAGCCGACATAATGATAAAGGCGAGCAGTACGGCAAAACGGATTTTTTCGGCAAACACGCATAACGGCTCATAGCTTGCCTGATATTGCCTACCGAAAACATGAAAGGTTTTCGGCTGCGGACATACGCCGTTAGACGGTAAAAAGTTATGTGAAGACCATGTTTTATCGTCTATAACCTGCGGTATGCTTATATCGTGAAACATGCCGTCTGAAGGTTTGCCCATCTCCTGACAGGCTAGGATTTCCGGAAAATAATCGCACAAAAGCCCGCCGTCTTCGCCTTCTTTCCTTTCTTTGCGATGCCTACCGTTTGGGCGGTCCGGAACGGCGGGGGAATCGGGTCTTGTGCCGGGCTGTCCGTCCGTATCGGGATTTGCATCGGGATTCAAATCGGGGTCGGGTTCGGGATTGGGGCTCGTGCCGGGGTTCTCATTGGGGTTCGGGTTGTTTGCGGGGTTTTCGGCGGGCGATACTTCGGGCAGCGGCTGTGCGTTCGGTGCTTCCGCGCTTCCGGGGGTCAAGTCGGGACGCGGGATTACTTGAACATCCACCGTGGTGTTGCCTTGCGAATCCCTGCCGAATGTTGCGACAACCTGAACGGGATTCCCGTTCCTGTCCGTGACGGGACCCATATTCACTTTTGTTCCGGGTGCGACTTCTACTTTTTCGGAATAACCGGGATAACCGGTTGCCTTTATGTATTTGTCGGGATTGGCATCGACTTTCAACGATAAAATCTCTTCCAGCTTTTTGGCATCCATTTCTTCTTTGTATTTTGAATTGCGAATAAGGGAAAAATCAGCCCCATTTCTGAAATCATCACCTTTATTGACCAAACAATCTCCGCCATTCCAATTAAATGTGCAACGATTTAAAACAAAATTATTCCAATCCAAAGAACTTAATTTATTCAGTTCTTCTTTATGCCAATTCCAAAACGGACGTGCCAGCCTATACATTTGGCTTTCCATCAATTCTTTGACTTCGGGGAATCTGCTGTCATCGGACATAAGGCGCATAATCGAACTGTCAACGCCGTAGCAGCCATAGGTTCTATTAATACGTCTTTTGTCTTCGTACCAAAGGCAATTACTATATTCGTAGCCTTTTACAAATTTGTCGGTTTCGGGGTCGTATTGGTAGCCTTGTGCCTGTATGTCTTCTTTGAAAGTTTCGTATACGTCATGGGCTAAAAGGGCTGTTC